TAATACTTCTTGCGGGCGCTCTGGATGTCTGTGATCCCGAGGGCGCGGTAACGCTTCACGATGGCCTTCTCGTAGTCGAGCTTCAAATCATCGATGCCCCGGCCCGTCTCCAGTGCACGCTGTGCGGCGGGGCTGAAGAGGGTGCCCCAAACAATGGGCGTGCCCTCGATTTTGTCAATCACCTCCGAGGGGGTGTCCGTCTTGAGGTTCACGCCCCAACGGGGGTGCTGAATGAGCTGCAATTTAGCCCGGGCAAAGTCTACATGGTTGGCATAGTTGGCATACGGGTCGAGGCTGCCCTCTACCTCGTCTTTTCCAAAGCGCCCGTCTTGCCCACGGCGGGCCTTGATGTTGCAGTAATTGAAGTCGCCGACGGGCTTCATGCCTGCGCCGGTATCCAGCACGTCCATCGAGATCATCAGCTGGCGCATAGCGTTGCTGAGCGTGTTGTCGGCCTCGAAATAGGCGCGGTCGCTGGCCTTGACAAAGTCGAGGCGGGTGTTGGGGCCAAAGGCGCCCTTGACGGGTTGCCCCTTGTAACTGTAGGGGGCATAAGCCGGGGTAAACTCCGGCGGGATGGTGGTTTTTGTTGGGGTGTTCATTGTTGAGGTGTTGAGGTGTTGGGGTGATTCACGCGAAAAAGTGAGATTATGTATCAAAAGATTATTGGGGAATATTATAGAGCTTTGCGCCCGATATGAGCCGTATAATTATTCCAAACGTGACACGTGACGACCGGATCGGGAGCGTCTTCAATGCGCTGTTTCCAGTTATTCATCAGACGGAGTCTGCCACAGATGCTGTCGAATGGGACTTCTCGCAGGCGTCGTTCCTCCATCCTTTCTACCTGGCTCCGCTTGCCATCTATAAGGCTGAATGCGGGCGGATGATCTCTTGCATCGGGATGCAGGGCCATATGGATAGCTACTTCAAGGCGATCAGTTTCGAGAGGCCTTTTGACGTCTTTCAGCCGGGAGCCCAGAACTTGCTGCAGCCCTATACGCATAAGAGCTACATCCCCATCTCGCGCTTTGCCGTCGGAGGCCGAAGGCACGACCGGGCGCAGGAGATTCTCCAGCGGGTAATAGAGACGCAGCCCGGCTTCTCGCCCAACATGAAGACGCCGGTGTCTTTGATGCTCGGTGAACTGATCGACAATATCTCTGAGCACACCGAGGCGGACTACGGGTACCTCTTTTGCCAAAGAGTGAGAGGGGAGCTGTACATCACGATTGCCGATAGCGGCCGGACGGTTTATGGCAGCTTCGTGCATACCGGTAAGCGGCTGGACGAGGTGGGGGGCGATGAGGCCAAAGCCTTGCAAATGGCTAACGAGGGGATCTCTACCAAAGACCGCCCGGAGGCTGAGACGAGGGGGCACGGCATATCCAAGTCGAGGCGCATGGTGGTCGATGGGCTGGGGGGTGCCTTTTTCATGCTGTCTGGGACGGCCTTTTTCAGGCATACGGATAAAGCCGTGGGTGCGATAAACATCCCCGAGGCTTTTCGCTGGAATGGCACGGCAGTTCTGATAAGGCTCCACCTCGCTGTGCCCGACAGCTTCGACGTGTACAAATACATATAACAGGAGGAAAGCAATCATATGAATAGAATAAGCATTAAGACCCTTATCGGCGCCACGATCTTCTTTCGGAACTCGGCCGACCTTATCCGCCCGCTGCTGATGGCCGGGCGGGAGGATGTGATCGATCTGGAGGGCGTGGCGCTCATTTCGCGCTCGTTTGCTGATGAGCTGTACAACTTGCAAATGGATTACGCTCCGGTGCGCTTTGAAAACGCCGTCGGGGATGTGGAGAAGATGATGCAGGCCGTGCGGAATAGCCGCAGCCGCAAGCGCGTCCGCCCGACGGAGTTTGCACCGGTGTTGAATCTGACTTCCATAGAGGACTTTTCCGACTTCTTACTTAACCATGTTTAGTCCTTTCATTGTTGTTGAGGGGTTGAATTGTTGATGCGTTGAGGGGGCGCTTGGTGGCCGTGCAGGGAGTCCATGCCTTTCTCTCTCAAGAGCTCGGAGAGATTCTCCTTGCCGAGCATATCGACGAGCACCTGCAGCGTCCTCTTCATGTTGCGTCGCACCTTATCCTCCGCGCGTTCACGGATGCTGAGGAACTCTATGGTGCAGAGAAAGATGCTCATCAGGCAGGTGATAACGGGCACTCCGACGATTGGATAGAGCTTCATCAACACAAAGAGATGCGAGTAGTGGATCATCACATCCACCATCGTGGCGATGATCACACTTCCCTCGTAGATCAGGAATTTGCGCGTGCTGCGGCTGAGTGTGTACGAGACGCACATCTCTCCGAGCTGCTTAGACTTACGTATGCCGCTGATAAGATCAATCAGCATAGCCAAAAACACAAAGGCGGCACAGGCGCCGGCGATAACTAACATCGAGCGCGTGCCTTCAAAGAGTACTTCCATTGTTTGTTGTTAGTTGGTTTGAAAAAGGCGGGGTGCCTCCGAGATAGAAGAGCGCCCGCCTATAATGCATCAAAAGAACCCGGACACCGTTAATACGATGTAGCCTTCACTTGAAATGCTTATGGTTCTACTCAAAACGGTAAATAAGCTCTCAGTTGAAATCCTAAATGATTCAATTGGATTTGGAAGCGAATCAACCGTACCACTGTCGTCAAATGAAATGAGGTCGGAGCAGATGTAGAAACGTTTCGGTTCTCCTTCGTTCGGCGTGTCAAACGTCATAATAGATGGATAATCGTTTCCGTTTACAATACGACGAACACCATTTCCTGCTGATATAGTCCCTGTAAAATAGGGAGGCACCTCGAACTCATAAAGAATGATGAATCCTTTGAGGTGTGACAGCATATTTGTGTGGAATGTTTGTTCCTCTCCGATTGGGTCTTTGACCTCCCCGGCCTGTGTGTTTCTCGCCCTTGCTTTTACGATACCCGTATGTGGATCAAACTCAAACTTATCAATATAAGGGGGGCTTGTTTGTGGTATGTAAGGAACCGGAATCGAAAATTCCTGCGTTCTTCCTTCCGGATTTTTGACTACACCGGCTTGTTGGTTCCGTGCGTGAACCGTAACGATTCGGTTCTCGTGGTTGTATTCGCAGCTGTCCACGTACGCTTCTCCAGCGTTTGGCAGCTCAGACTCCGCGGGGATGTCGAACGTCTGCTCGTCTCCGAGGGGTGTCTTGACTTCGCCCGCCTGCGATACGCTGGCCTGAACGGTTACTTGCCGGGTGGTTGGATCGTAATCGAACTTCGACACACGGGGCTTGCCGGCGTCTGGCAAAGTGGGTGCGGGCGGTGCCGGTGGCGCGGGTACGTGGATCGGAAACTCTTGCAAATCTCCCTCGAGGGTTTTCACCTCCCCGGCCTGTGCGACCTTGGCGCGCACTTTCACCTTCTTCGTGTCCGGATCGTACGTTACCCCTTCAACAAACGGTTTGCCGGCGTCGGGTAACGGCGTAGGCTCGGGGATCTCAATCGGAAACTCCTGCCAATCTCCCAGCGGCGTTTTGACCTCACCCGCCCGGGCGTTCTGAGCACGCAGACGCAGCTTTTTGGTGTCTTTGTCATAGCTGACACTCTCTACATACGGCTTGCCAGCGTCTGGGAGCTGAGGCGCAGGTGTCGTGCCCTCGGAGGCTGCGCCGTCTTGTGGTGCCCCTCCGAGGTGGTATTCCTTCAAATGAATGGTTTGCATGGCTTAAGCCCTCCTTACTCGATATACATAGCCTTGCCGGGTGCGCCGGCTACCAGTCTGAGCTGTTGCCCTGACGTGATACCATCGACACCAAACTCCACGGCGCTACCATCGAATCCAAATCCGGTAACCACTTGGGCGGGCACCCAGTCTTTGCCTGTAATCGAACGCTCCAACACAAGGCTATTTCCCTGCGTGGCTACTTCAAACTCAACTCGCAGCGTTATGGCTGCCTTCTTAGGCGTGAATGCTTCGGAGATGTACTGCTTTTCACGCTCTTTGTTCATACTGATTTCTCTCATTTCTAATTAGGGTTTATGGGTTATGGGTTTGAGCCCCGAGGGGCGGGGCGTGTGGCTATTCCCAGCACAGATATTTATTCTCCTCGCAAATCTTCAGTGTGCGGAATGTCTTACCACCGGCAAGTCTTAACGTATTTACGTGGGGAAGATTAGTCATCTTCACAAGTGTCCGGTTATTCCACTCTCCCGATCCGGGAACTGGCGTATTGACAGACACAGTGAAAGAAGCCGTGTTTCCAAGTATTTCCAATTTCTCTCCATAAAGATTCATTATTCCGCCATTGCTGCCATTACCTCTGAATAGTTGAATCCAGCCGTTGGGCTGGATTGCAGTAAAGGCGAAGTTGTGGCCATTAGATGAAGCCGATGTCAGCCCGTCATTATCGACATGAAATCCACCGATGCTCGCGGCCTTATTCACGACAAGTTCGTCCGTATTAATCAGAGAGGTGATAATCTTGCCTTTGTCGATGATGGTGCGATTACCATACTTCACACGGTTGAGATTGATGTCGCCATTTTGAGCTTGATCAATCTTGTAGTTTTGTTGCTTAAGCGTCTCTGTGTGTGTGCGGATGTCCCTTTGCGCATCCCTTACACTGTTCTCCAACGCTCCAAACCTCGCGATTCCATCAAAATTGATGTTCTGTGCGATCATGTTGATGGCGCTCGGAGTCTGAGAGATGTAAGACGCTATCTGCTGACCTTTTTCAGTCAGTCCAGCCGACCACCATGCGTTCACGCCGTCCTTAGTTACAAATCCAGCGGTTTGGAGTTTGTAGATGTTGCCGTCGGCTGCATTGGCGCGGTTTATCAGGTTGTTCACGTTCTGCTGCGTCTGTTGCTGGAAGGCGTCCAGCTGCGCCTTCGTGCCGCCCAGCTGCGCGTTGAACTTGCCGACCTCGCCCTTGATCTGATCCGAAACGACCTGAAGCTCCGTCTTGGTGGCGTAGTCCGAATTGCCTTTGATCTTGATGTTGCCGCTGATCACTCCCTCGTCCAGATCGAAGTACGTCAGGCCGTCGGCCGACTGGATGCGGCCGGTCTTGATGAACCGCCCGTTGATCATCGTAAAGCCATACATGGGGGCAAAAGACCGCGCCTTCAGCTCCGAATCTACAGAGTTCAGGACGCCGATCCAGAAATGATAATAGGCCGGATCTTTCTCGACCGGGATCTGCTCCAGCGTGAAGAAGATCACACCGCCCGCGCCTGCGCGTTGGCATTTGGCATAGACGTAATACGGTTTGGAGGCGTCGGCCAGCGTGAACGTGCCGTCGGCCAGCGTCCAGGAGCGCGCCTTGGCCTCGTCGATGGTGTAATGCGTCAGCACGCCGCCCTGCACACGGATAGCGTTCACGTTGCCCTGATAGTTGGGCTCGAAGACGGTGTTCGTCAGGCCGAACTGCATAGACTTGGCGCCTACGGAGAGGGCGATCGTGTCGATCGATTGCGGCCGGATCTTTTCCGTGTAATAGTTCCCCTCGGGATCGAAGACGGCGGCCATCACCTCGCGCGAGCGGCGCCAATTGGCACGCGCCGTGGCGGGGTCTTTGATGTTATTCATACGGATGATCTTGTCCGTCTCGATCTGATCGGAGATGATGCGGTTGATGATCGACGTGGTGACCGTGTCCGAGAGCGTCAGCTGGTAGTCGTAGGGACGGAGCAGGTTGCGCGTGAAAGACTGTATGCGCACGGACTTCTTCACCTCCAGCGCCTCATCTTCCACCGGGATATAATCGCCTACGGAAAAGACGTCCGACGTCGATCCAACGCCCGAGAGCGAGCGCAGAAACTCTTCGGCCACCGTGAGGCCGTATTGCACCTTGGGCTGGCTGTTCTGATCGTAGTACTTGCTGCCGGCCTCCTCCAGCTCCTTCTCCGCGGCGTCCACCACGGCCTGCGGGGGTGCGATGTCCAAGAGGCTGTATTCGTCGCCCACACCGATGCGAAAGGCGGCGGAGGTTTTCGAGGGGAACGTCTCCCCGCGGTCGTCCTTGAAGGCTTTCAGGGTGAAGGCCTTTGTGGCGTGGTCATACTTGGCGACCTCGAACTCATAGCCGGACAGGTTGCCGGTGTTGAAGTGCACCTTGGCCGATGTGCCCGGCAGCAGGTAGGTGGTCTTCGTCTCTTCCTTGCCGTCGGCGCCTTTCGAGGTGACCTTTTCCGAGAGGTCGAACGCCATAGCCGAATCAGTAAACACCAGCTCCGAGGCGGCGTCCACGGCCGTCACTCGGCCCTTCTGCTTGGGGTAGATGTCTTCGAAGTACTTCGTGGCTTCCCACACGCCGAAGCGGGTCACGGCGTTGCCTTTCTCGAGGAAGGATTCGCCCTTCTTCTTCCCCGGCAGGCAGAGGCGCTGGGCGCGATAGCGGGCGGTGATGTTGCGCGTGGAGCCGTAGACCTTCAGGCGGGTGATGATGTTGGCCGACGAGACGTTCTGTCGCTCCAAGGCGTACAGGCCTCTGCCGCGGCCGTAGCGGAAGGTGAATGGGAACGTCTGCCCGACCTTGCCAAAGTGGATCGTGCGCAGGCCGCCGGTCTGGGTGATCTCGAACTCCGTCTCGAACTCTTTGCAGAGGCGTTGCAGCACGGCCAGACAGTTGTCCGTTTCGCCAAACGTCAGGGTGCGATCGGCCGCCGTGTCGGGACATTCGCCCAGCGCCCACTGACCCGGGAAGACGCGGTTGGCATTCGAGATGAGCACCGTGGCAAAGCGGCGGAGGCCACCTGTGAGGGCGTCGCTCTGGACGTCTTGCAGCGTGTTGCTCGTCGTGTCGATGGTCAAATCATACGTGGCGCGCAAGAGGTCGTACTGCACGCCCTCCATCTCCACCTCGTAGGTGTTGGGGGCTAAAGCCCCGTTGAGGTGTTGAGGCCTCCGGCCTGTTGGTTTGTTTATCTGTTTGTTCGTTGGTTTGACAAGTGGTTCAACATCTCAACATCTCAACATCTCAACAACTAAACATCTCAACAACTAAACACCTCAACGGGGCGAAAGCCCCTAACAGCCAACAACGGCCAGTGACCACGAACGAAAAAGGAGCCCCCCGGCGGAAAAGTCTCCTCTCGCCAAAAGGGGGGCTCCCGGGGACGCCGTCAAGCTGGCGCGGGCTTAACCGGGAAAGGCCCGGGGGCCACATCCGGCTCTTGGTTGTTTGTCGTTAGTTGTTGGTTTGTCTGTTTAGGTGTTGAGGTGTTCGTTGTTAGTTGTTAGCTGTTCGTTGTTGGGGTGTGAAATGAGGGTCGCCGCAGACCAAAAACCGTTTCGGAGCCCAAAATGACCCTCGGATTACGCCAAAAACAGGATTTAAGCCCGCGGCGACCCTCGTTTTGGGCCAAAAATCGATTTGGAGCCTGCGGCGAGGGTCATTTCACGCCAAAAACAGAATTTAGGTGCGCGGCGACCCTCATTTTGGGCTAAAAATCGATTTGGAGCCTGCGGCGAGGGTCATTTCGGGGGCGCCGGGGATCATTCGCCCCCCTTCGGGGTCGTGTGGGAGGGCACATTCAAGGTGTGCCCCTACACCGGGTACCCGGCAGACTTCCCAGCCTCGGCAGAGGCCGCTGGGGCCCGCAGGCCCCCTCATTCCTCCGGCAGATGGATGTCGGGATCGCCATCGTCGCCGCCCGGCTGGGGTTTGGGCTTTGGGTCGGGCTGCTTGGGCTGGTTGCCGGGGCCAGTGCCCGGCTTCTTCGGGTCTTTCGGCTGCTCGGGCTGCTTGGGGTCACTACCGCCCGGCTTCTTCGGGTCCTTGGGTTGCTTCGGGTCTTTGGGTTCCTTGGGCTCCTTCGGCTGCTTGGGTTCCTTGGGGACGGATGGCTTGCGGGGCGTGCGCTTCTTCTGGGCGGCGGACTGCTTCCAGGCGGCGTCCAGCTCGGCGGCGCGCTGATTGAGTCGGGCGGCGAGGGCCTCGATGGCTGGCTTCTCGATGGGCGTGGAGCCGAAGAGGTAGTT